CTAAAGCTGCTAGACAACCTTCTCCAGTCACAATGTCTGGATTCGTTGAGCCTGGTGGTTCTGTAGTTAAAGTTGGTACTGATTCAAGTACAACAGCTGCAGATGCTTATAACGCTAGTAAGTTAGTAGATGCATTCTTTGATGCTGCTGCAATTCTTGATGAAAAAGGTATTTCAGGTGATGGAAGAGTAGCTGTTCTTAACCCAAGACAGTACTATGCACTGATCCAAGATATATCTTCTAATGGTTTAATCAACCGTGACGTACAAGGTACAGCACTACAGTCTGGTAATGGCATCATAGAAATTGCTGGTATCAAGATCTACAAGTCAATGAACATTCCGTTCTTTGGTAAGTTTGGTACTAGTACTGCTATGAACCCAAGAGCTTCTAATGATAACAACGGTTCTTTCGTTGGTGAAGCGATGGGTGACTGGGATGCTGCTGCTAATGGTGGTACACCTGCAGGCGGTCAGAAGACTACAAACAACTATGGTACAGCTTCTAAATTCGATCATTCATGTGGTCTTATTTTCCAGAAGGAAGCTGCTGGTGTTGTAGAAGCTATCGGACCTTCTGTCCAAGTTACATCTGGTGACGTTTCAGTGGTTTACCAAGGAGATGTTATTCTAGGTAGATTAGCAATGGGAGCAGATTTCTTGAATCCTGCTGCTGCTGTTGAACTTGTAGCTGGTGTAGACGTATCTTCCAACTGGAACGATACTGCTGTTTCAAACGCAAGTTTCACTTAACTTATATTTTATACACACAAGGGGAGTCTTTATGGCTCCCTTTTTTTTTTACTAAAAATTTTTCATGGCTACCACAACAACTGAACTCGATACCGAATTATCCGCAGTCAATTCTATACTGGGAGCCATCGGTCAGTCACCAATAACCACCCTTAACTTTACTAACCCAGAAATATCATTTATATATAATATCCTCAATGAAGTAAATAAGGATGTACAAAATGAAGGCTGGCATTTTAATACTGAGAATCATGTAAAAATGAGTCCAGACGCTAATAAACATATAGCATTACCTGTTAATACTCTCAGGTATGATATAAATGATGGATTAATTTCTAAAACAACAGACGTTGTAACTAGAAATGGTCGGTTATATGATACCGTATATCACACTGATGAATTTGAAGGAGATATATATGTAGATATAGTAACTCTATATGCTTTTACTGATTTACCAAATGTATTTCAAAGATACATAACCTATAGAGCAGCTGTAAGAGCAGCTACACAACTTGTATCTAACGCACAACTAGTACAATTATTACAACAAGATGAAGCTAAAGCTAGAGCTTCATGTATTGATTACGATTGTGACAAAGGAGATAATTCATTCTTTGGTATTCCACATGGATCTGGATATAGATCTTATACACCGTTCTCTGTACTTAGTAGATAATGGCAAATATAACACAAACAATACCATCTTATACGGCTGGTATTTCTCAACAACCCGATGAAATAAAAGTACCTGGTCAAGTAAATATAGCAAAGAATGTATTTCCAGATATCACAGAAGGTTTAACTAAAAGACCAGGAACTAGGTTTATTAAACAATTAGATGCAGCAGGTGCAGCTACAGATTCTCAAGATCAAGGTAAATGGTTTCACTATTACAGAGATGAGACCGAACAATACTTAGGTCAAATCAGTAGAACAGGTGATGTCAATATGTGGAAATGTAGTGATGGTAGTCCTGTTACTGTCCATCGTAGTTACTTTTCTGATACTCAAACAGTTGAGTATTTAACACATACTAATGATCAAGATCTTCAACTTTTAACTCTAAATGATTATACCTATATAACTAATAGGACAAAGGTAACTAGTATGACTACGTTTCAAGCAGAAGCTACTAGACCACCCGAGGCATTTATAGAGTTAAAGAAAGTAGCTTATGCTAATCAATATGCAGTTAATATATTTGATAATACAACTAAAACTACAGTCACTACTGCTACCAGGATAAATATAGAAAGACAGATAGATAGTAGTAATAGTTGTGCAACAGCTGCTGGTAGTTCTAATACAGGTGATACATTTACACCATCTGGTAATTTACCTGGATCTACAGTAGGTGGTGTTGATTATAATATACGTTGTTTAAATAGTGCCTCATCTAATACTAGTATCAATGAAGACTCTTATTGTCCTAATGTAGACACAAGAATTTTTGCTGTTGATCATGGGGATAGTGGTGACGCATCAGATGCAAACAATACAGCACATACTTATAGTGTTACACCTAATGGAGGTAATGCTAGTGATAGAAAGAATCTTTATTTCCGTATAACAACAACTGGTCAAAGTGTAGCTGAAGGTGAGTATACAAATAATCCAAAATATGCATGTCGTTATACAACTACAGTAGATTTATTATATGGAGGTGAAGGTTGGAAAACAGGTGATGTATTTTATGTTTGGATGAAAAATGCTAAATATAAAATCACTGTTAAATCTCATAGTGAATCTAAAGTACAAGCAAACCTTGGATTAATAAGACCAGAACCTACTTCATTTGATACTAAAACTACTGTTACTGCTGAAAGTATTATTGGTTCTATAAGAGCTGATATTATAGCTACTGGAAATTTTACTGATGCTAATGTCCAACAAATAGGTAATGGTTTATATATAACTAGATCGTCTAATTCGTTCAATGTATCCACACCTGTAGGGGAATTACTAAATGTACTAACTGATTCAGTTAAAGATGTAGCTGACTTACCTAAAACTTGTAAACATGGTTATGTAGTCAAGGTTGCTAATAGTGAAGCTGAACAAGATGATTACTATGTAAAATTTTTTGGTAATAACGATAGAGACGGTGAAGGTGTATGGGAGGAATGTGCTAAACCAGGAGCTAATCTAAGGATTGAACCTAGCAGTATGCCATTAGTATTGATAAGAGCAGCAAATGGTTCATTTTTATTAACTGAATTAGATGGTAACAGTAGTCAGGTACCAGGCAGTGAAATACAATCACTAACTATGAGTATGATTACTACTGGAACTGGAGTTGTAACTATCAATAATCATGGTTATTCAGATAATGAAGAAGTTTATTATCACGATGGTGGAAGTATTAATTTAGAATTAAACGGTGTTGATGTTGAAGATGGTCAAAAATTGTATATAGATCTAATTGATGCTAATACTTTTAAATTAACTACTACTAGTAATGGTACAGGTGCTACTGTTGGTGTTAATGATAGAGGTAATAACTTTCAATTTTTATCAAATAGTGCAATTACGGTTGTCGCTCCAGCATGGGATAACGCACAAGTAGGAGATACAAGTGTCGATGGTACTAACCCTCAACCTAGTTTCATTGGTAAGACAATTAATAAGATGATGTTCTTTAGGAACAGGTTTGTCTTATTAAGTGATGAAAATGTAATCATGTCTAGACCTGGAGACTTTACTAATTTCTGGGCTAAGTCTGCAATACAATTTACAGCTACTGATCCGATTGATATCTCTTGTAGTTCTGAATATCCAGCTATTATTTATGATGGTATCCAAGTTAATAGTGGTCTAGTTTTATTCACTAAGAATCAACAGTTTATGTTGACTACAGATAGTGATGTACTAAGTCCTTTAACAGCTAAGATAAACTTCATATCAGCTTATAACTTTAACCATAATACTAATCCATTTTCACTTGGTACAACTGTTGGCTTCATTGATAATGTAGGACAACATAGTAGATTTATGGAGATGGGTAGAGTTCTCAGGGAAGGTGAACCTGATGTTATTGAACAAAGTAAAGTTGTTAGTAAGTTACTTGATAAAGATTTAAATATAGTTTCAACTTCTAAAGAAAATGGTTTTGTAGCATTCAGTGAAAAAGATAAAACAACTTTATACTGCTATAAGTTTTTTAATACTTCAGATAAACGAGTACATCAAGCTTGGTTTACTTGGAAATTCCATTGGGATATTCAATATCATTTTATTATAGATGACTCATTATATCTAGTCTTAGATGATGATGGTAAATGTATGCTGATAAAACTTGACCTTAAACTACATTCTGATACTTTACAAACCTATACTGGTACATCTACTGATAAGGAAAATATACATCCAGTCTATTTAGATTGTGCTACAGAAGTTGCTATTAATGATTACTGGCCAACTACTCCAGATGCAACAGGAAAATCTTGGACTAGAGCAAATAATAATAATGTAACAACTATTATTAACTATACAAACCATGGTTATACTGCAGGACAATTAGTTAGAGTATTTTTAGGTAATACTGTAGATTTAGCTGTAAGTCCAAATAACTTAACTGCTAACTCATTCCAAGTTTCTGGTGGAAATTTACACATTGGTACATCTGGTACAACAGATGTTACTAGTTATCATTTACATTATAACGCTTCTACAAATAAAACTACATTCCCATTACCTACTAATTGGTGGACTACTGAGGCAGCAGGTGGTGATATGGTTTTATATGAGACTGGTGGTACTGATCCAGTTGGTCGTTATACAGAAGTTACAATCAATGGAAGTAATGTTGAAGTAGTTGGAGATTGGTCTAGTACCACAGCTGTATTAGGTATTCTATATGAAATGGAAGTTGAGTTTCCTAAGATATATACAACAAGTGTACAAGGTGATGCAGTTAGATCTGATACCAGAGGTTCACTTGTTCTTCATAGGAATAAACTTAACTTAGGTTCATCTGGTTTATACCAAACAATACTTAAACGGAAAGGTAAACCAACTTATACTGAAGATCATGAATCAGTTATAGCTGATTACTCAGAAGAAAGTGAACTACCAACATTACAATTACAAACGAAAGTAATACCTATATATGATAGAAATACAAATACAACACTTACACTTAAATCAAAACATCCTACCCCATTAACATTATATTCAATGACATGGGAAGGGGATTACACCAATAAGTTTTATTCGAGTGTCTAAATTTATCCATCCTATCACATTGGAGGCTGCCAAAGAGGTGGCCTCTAATTTACGTCCAGAA